CAAGATAATGGCACGTAAGTTGTACGAGAAATTAGCTCTTGATTTTGGCTCCGGTCGTGGTAATATATCTTTCATGCGGCGCTAGTTCAGCGGTAGAATATGACCTTCCCAAGGTCGGGATGCGGGTTCAACCCCCGTGCGCCGCTCTATAAAACGATTTTAACCTTGTGATCTTGATAGACCAAAATTTCTTTGACCGTTCGTCTCCAAAAGAGGCGGCGGTTTTCTTTATCCAGTAAAAAATACGTTTCCTTCCACCCTGCAGGAAGGATGACCTTTCTTGCAGCTTCCGGAGCTTTCAGGTCTCTTTCCTTGTCGCGCAGTGCATCCCGTCTTTCCTGATACTCTTCTTTGGTAATCATGTCATCTTCGTAAAGCTCAGCAAGGCGCTTCTTCTTGTCTTCAATCTTCTTTTTTTCCCTATTATAGTCGGCAAGGGCCGTTGTGATTGAGGATTTTGACAAGCTGTAATTGTACTCAGATACCGCAGATTCCAGTTCTTTCAGAATCGCATCTTCCAAAAATTCCTCATTGATCCCGCACCCTTTACAGATGGGATGTATGAAATCATTAACGTGCTTTGGACACTGATAGATAATCTGTATGTAGTCACCACGCTTTCCTGAGTGCCTGCGGCGGGATGTGCTGGACATTCTTCGCCCGCAGTATCCGCAACGGCACATGCCCTGAAACGTAAAGGTAACGCCCGTCCGGATTGGCTTGCGGATGTTCTCGCTCATCCGCTGCATGATTGCATCGTGCTGCTCTTTGGTGATGTACGCCGGTACTTTGCAGCCGTATGCGTCCCCGTAGTAGGTGGGGCGTTTCAGCACGTCATTCGCCGTCCTCCGGTGGAATGTCACGCCTTTTTCCTTTGCGTTTTTCACACACTCATCAAGCGGCAAATAATCCAGGTATCCTTCTAAGAGAGCGCGAACGCCTGCCTCTGTCTCCGGGTCAATCGCAAGGGTCTTTCCTTGCCTTTTGTATCCAACCGGCACCGTACCGACGTACTCACCGCGTGCCCGCTTGTAATCCATTACGGATTTTATTCGCTCAGAAGTCCGATCCGCTTCCGACTGAGCAACAGAAAGCATGATGTTGACTTTGAAAACACCTGCAGAAGTTTCAGTTTCGTAGTCCTCCCAGATTGCCCTCCACGGAACGTCGGCCATCTGCTCCACGCAAGCATAGTAGTCAGCGACCGACCGGAAGAAGCGGTCTAGCTTCGTGAAAAGACAAATGTCAACGCGTTTCTGTTGGCAGTCTTTCAGCATTTGCAGGAGTGCCGGCCGGTTCTTGTAGCTCTTCCTGGCACTGATTCCCGCGTCATTATAGATGCCAGCTATCTTATATCCGTTGTCCTCGCAGTATTTCTGCAGGGCAGAGATTTGGCTGTCTACTGACAGCCCGTGATCTCTCTGCTCAGCGGTACTTACGCGGACATATAAAGCTGCCCGCTTCATTCTCCCAACTCCTTGTTAATCTCTGCAAGTCTTGCAAGGAGTTTTTCACGCTCTTCGAGGAGCTTCGCGCGCTGATCATCTTTCTTCTCTTCTTCTACCGTCTCGGATACAATCTTGTAATCCGGGCAGGTCTCTCCGGCAAGCTCTTCTTTAAATTTTTCCAGTGCCTTCTCCGGTACGTGGAGTACATCGATCACACATCCTTCTGGGATGATCGTTTCCCAGTTGTTGCGGCTTCCGCCAGACTTCGGAGAACCTTCTACAAAAATGACGTCATCGCCGACAACCGCCCCAGAATCGCGTCCCCATGCTCTAGCAATGACCTTGTTGAAGGCTGATACAGGTGCACGGTCAGCCTTTGCGTAAAGGGATTCCAGGCGCACCGTGTAAAGCTTTCCGGCGTCCTCGATGTCTGTATAGCCGTATACATCCTTTAGGATGGCGCGAACTGCATCCAGCATTTCCTCTGGAGCTGTCCAGCACTTCTTAGCTGCGTCCCATCTTTCGCCGCCGACCTTCGCCTTCAAAGCGTCGATGAAATCGCGGTTATAAGGCGTATAAATTTCAACCTTGCCACCTACGTTTTCAACTCTGATTCCTTCCATTTTGATTTCCTCCTTGTAAGTGAGCTTTCTGCTCTCTTTTGATGTTCTTATCATACTATACATTTATTTATTTGTAAATAGCAATTATCAAATAAATAATAAAATATGTAAAAAAAGAGAACCGGAAAAACCGGCTCTCTTTCATGCCCCGCTTACGCAGGGAAGTTTTGTTTTCCTTCATGGCTACAAGGATCACCCCCGCTTACGCAGGGAAATTTTGTTTTCCCTTATGGCTATAAGGATCACCCCCGCTGATGCGGGGAAGTTGTCTATATAATGCTTCAAAACTCATCAGTTGTCAATTCCCATGATGAGCTTTGACACAAGCTCTGACTTCGACAAGCCAGCCTTTGCCGCCTCCCGAAGGAGCTTTTCACAGACGCTTGACGGAAGGGAAAATGTCACCGTCTGTCGCTCGTTGTCCTCGTCAATTTCTCCGAAGATCTCATCGTACTCTTCTCCGGAGAGATAATCCTCGGCCCACTTTTGCGCCTGCTCGTACGCTATCGGAATGATTTTTTCTCCTCCGCTCCATTGATTCTGACCGCAGGAAACGCTGTATTTGCTCGCCGGGCCTCCTTCCCCGTAAATGAAGAATTCGCCGTTTCTCTTTCTATACAACTCTTCCGACCAGTGTCGGAAATCGCGCGGGCCGCCTCCCTCTGAGTATACGGCTATTCTCTCTGCCGTGTCCGTATTGTACCGCTTCCCGTCAATTACCTTATACATTTTACACCTCCTCAAACTTCCCCGTTTCCATATAATAACGGCGAACGCCGTCCGCTCCATTGAAGAGCCCTCCGACCTGTCCGGAAAGCTCATCTTCTCCGTACTGTGTAACGCGCTCAACGGATACAGGGTGGAAGAACCCTTCTACTTCAAAGAGTCCGTCCTCCATAATATCGCAAAGGTTTTTTACCTTTCCCGTTAATCCAAAATTCTGATTCCCGATTTTTGCTACCTTCATTTTTTCCTCCTTGTAAGTGATCTTTTCGATCTCTTTTGATGCTCTTATCATACTATACGTTTATTTATTTGTAAATAACTAATATCAATTATTTACATCAAAAAAGAGGCCCATTATAGGCCTCTCTTGTCTGCATCCCCACCAATACAGTTGTGCAGCGGTTTCCCTCGCTCACTGCCCCGCGAGATACCGGTTACTCCCGCTCTGATTTACTTCTGATTTCTTTCGCGTATGCCGTAACCCACGGGATGCTTAAGAGCTTATCCGTAGCAGAGTACCACCACGACTGCAGGCACCTTGTGGATACATCCATTTTCTCCGCAGCACTCTCCTGCGTGTGGCACTCATCAAGCATAAGCCGAACCACTTCCTTTTCGTTGGCGTTCAGCCTCGCCCGAATAATCGCAAAGTCTATGATCTGGCAGTCACCGCAGCGCCAGAAATCGCGGATCAGTGACCTATCCATACAGTGCTCCTATAATCCCGATAAAGCTGGTTATGATTCCTGCGATGCAGATCAGATAACACATTTTATAGTGCCATTTGTTGAGCCTGTCGTTCTCTTTCTGCAGGCGTTCTACTTCCATCTCTGCATTGATTGCCGTCCCGATAGCGTCCGCAAGGAGCATGTCTTGGGCGGTTATCTTTCTATCATCTTCCCGCATTTTCTGCAAAAATACATCCTCCGTCTGCGTGTTCCATCGTCATACAGCGTCACACAAAAATCGTGCCTGCAAAGTGCCCGCATAATCTTTCTGATCATCTCACGTACTCTTTCCCGTTGTTCTGTGCACAAATCCATCCAGACGGAATCTGCGCCCAGATATCGCCGCCGACTTCCTGCGTCTTGCTGATCGTGACGCGGGTTCCTGCTCTCAGGACAGCTTTGCCGTTTGTCGAGTATCCGTTTTTCTTCCCGTTTGGTGTGAGCTGACTGTACTTCTTGATGCTCCCTGCTGCAGCGTCCCGCACAAAGAGATTGACGGTTGTCGTATAAGTGCATCCTGCACGGTACCTTCCTTCTGTCTTTGGCTCCTTCTTCTCTTCCTTTGGCTTTTCTACAGCCTGCGCGGTGCGATCAAAGAGAGCCTTTTCTGCGTTTCTTCTTCTGGTAAGGCCCGGCAGAACTTTCCCGCCCGCCTTGTTATATGCAGGGATCTTTGCGGAAATCTGCGCGATGCTGCGTGCCCCGTTCGCCGTGAGCTGATTGATAGATCCGAGATTAAAGGCAAAAGACACAAGCGCATCAAACTGCGTCTGTGTCCAGTGATACTTATCATTAAAGGAGTTGACGTTGGCCTGCGCCTTCTCTGTGTCTTTGCGCAGATACTCATCAGCTTCGGCCTGCGTGATCTTCGCGCCTACACGCATGGCATTCACGTCTGCTCCGGTGTGTCCGTACCCCACCGTTTTGATTCCTACCGGATCTCTGTACACCTTGAGCTGGCAGCCCTCAAATTCTTTGATGAGATTAAGGCCCTCAGAGGATACAACCATCACTTATCCTCCTTGATCCTGGTAGCGTCCACATACGCCTCAAGTGCTGCATACATCGCAGCAGATACCACGGTCGCTACAACGCCAATTGTGGCCACCACGTCGCTGCCGGTCTGGATGCCTGCGATACTGGCCCCGATTGATCCAAGCATAGCCGCAATAGCTACCCAAAATTTCCTGCTTGTAAGCTTTCTGATAATGTCATCCCTGCTCATTCCCTTCATCCTCCTTATTGATATCCAATGTGTCAAAAGTGTCTTCCGTCTTCCGTCCGGTGATTTTTATAAAAGCACACGCGCCGACTTCCGTGCCGAAAAATGCGTATAAGCATGTGGTAACAGTGTCGTGTGTGATGCCTGTAACTGTTGATAAGATCAGCTCTGCGACCGTGTACAAGAGCACGACCGCAAAAGAAAATACCAGGTATTTTGTGAGTGCCTTATTCTTCATTCCCGAGCCTCTTGTTGATATCGTCGATCCGATTAAATGCAGTCTTAATGTCCCTCTTCACAACCGCAATTTCCTGCTGCGCGTCATTGACCTGCTTCTGCATCGCCTTTACATCGGTCTTTATGTCTGTGAGCGTCCCGCACACGCTATCAAGCTTTAAGTTTGCTTTCAGACAGGATGTGCGGATTTCCTCCATTCTTGCATCCTCCCCCTGTGTGTTCTTTTTCTGGCCATTAAAAAAGTTGGCAAGCGATATAACGCATCCAATCATCGCTATCACAAAGGCGATGCTTACAGTCTGGTCTGTTCCCATTTCTCCCTCCTTGGATTTGATATAAGTAATTTTCGGCCTTTTCTGCGCCACCGCTCGCCAATCTTGCTATAATGCTTACGTATATTTCACTTTTTTCATGAGGAGGAAAAAGAAATGGCTACAAAAATCATATGCCCCAAGTGTGGGAGCACAAATGTCAACGTCACTTTCGTACAGGACCAAAAGCTTAAAAACGACCACGGAAGCTGCCTTTATTGGCTTTTGATTGGTTGGTGGTGGAAACCCATTAAGTGGTTCCTTTTCTGGTTGCCTTCGTTTTTTGCACTCTTCTTCCCGAAAAAGCAGAAGCTTGTGACAAAAAACAAAAAGACCTGCATTTGCCAGGATTGTGGATATTCTTGGGAGATTAAATAGCTTTTATCTATTTGTGAAATTTTGGCATAATAAATCCCCGGCTATTGCCGGGGATGATTACTAATCTAGTAGTTATCAGTTATTGAATTCACTAACGTTGTTGAAATCGGAACCATGGCTTTCACATACAGCGTACCGTATTTATTTGCTCCCGGATGTGAGCCTGTGATCTGAAGTGAAATGGTACTTTTCCCTTTTGGAATAGTAAACTCTTCGTTTTCTTTGTAATTACCACTGCCATTTATCATTATTTTGACATCATGAGAATAGCCCGTTGTAATTGCAATTTTTCCTTTTGTTTTTATCTCACTTTCTATTTGTATGGTATACGTTGTCCCACTGTCGCCCCATAAGTCAGGATGAGATGGAGGACGATCTGACGGAGAGTTATAAGTAAGAATATCTTTCCACTCAAATTCTTTAAAAATGCTGCCCCCCCAGCACGACACGGATAAAACGGCATTTTGTACCCTCCTTTACTTAATATAATTGATTCGCAACGTACATGTTATCTTATTAGTCACACCGGTGGTACCGGCAGACGGAATTTGCTTTATATGTATATTCACTCCGTCGAAAGTAACGCTTCCCGGCTGTCCCTTGCCTGCGATCGTTGTGGAAGAATCTTTAACGAAAGTTCCGCCTCCTCCCCATGTGCTTCCACTTACAGCAGGAACAGTGATTGTAATGCCCGTTGCAATTTTTGCATCTTTGTCATAATCCTTTACGTTGATAACTGTATCGCCGTTACAAGGAATTGACATTGATATCGCATCGGTGGTGCATGACATAAGATTTCCACCTCCACCTTTTGCTGGATAAAATGACATTTTCTATTCTCCTTATACATACCAAACGCGAATGACCCATTTGACGGATGGAGCGTTACCTGTCCATTTTATAGTTGCCTGTTTTTCGTCATAGGTAACATTGAATCCGCACCATCCATCATGCGGTCTTGACATTGCTCCTGCCGCAAGAATCTTTTTCGCATTTGGGATATCGCTTAGTTTGATGGCATAACTCATACCACCTGTTGGCGCTTCGAAATCCTTATAGCTTAATTTCGTACCCCCCCACGGCACGGATAGAAACTCATACAAGCTCCTTTCCAAAGAGTAACAGGTACTGCTCTCTCACTGCATCACGATACTGCTCCTCTACATCTTCAATGGTCTTGCTCCCACGATAGATGCACCTTGCCAGAATCCTTGCTTTTGCTTTGCTCATAGTCTACCTCCTTATGCGATCAGGTCTGCCATTGCGTCCTCAAGGTCGCTTACTCTCTGCTCCAGCACTTCCTTCTCTGTCAGGTTTCTGACTGTAAAGCGTGCCACGATCTTACCGTCCGTTCCAAGCTCTACCTGTGCTCCGGTATATACCACTCCGGTGATGGACTCGCCATCAAAAGTGCCACCGATGAGGTTGTCTGCTACTTCGAACTGGGCCTTGATAGCATCCAGAGCCGCGAAAGTTGTTGCATCGAAAACCAGAGTGTTGATGGTGGAAGTGTCTCTAAAATCGAATGTTTTGCCGTTCTTGAATTTCAATGTCTTCATGCTTTATCTCCTTCTCAATTTCTTACTGTGATGCACACGTCAAAAGCACTTTTCTGCGCATCAAAAGTTACTGTACAAGTTCCTGCTGTTGCTGCTACGTTTGTCGGTGAAATTCCGTAAAGCGTTGCATACGGAGTTATCAAAGAGTTTTCTGTAATGCTTGCATCATTGAAAGTCAGCGTCCCTCCCGCCGCGGTGAGCGACTGCGCAGGCAGACGCTTTTCCGTTTTTTCGTCCACACTTTTTAATGCATCCGCGCTTGGCAGCTTTCTCACGAGACTCGCTGCGCTTTTGATCTGGTCTAGTGTGAGAACATTTTTAAAGACAGATTCCAAAACATTGCCGATTTGTATGCTTCCCCCATTTAGTTCTGCATACAGATCTCCGGTTGCCTCGTCAAAAGTGATGGATGCACCCTTAATCGTTCCGTCTTCTGTTACCGAAATCGTGCTTCCGTCTGGCTTTACAATGCCAGCTTTCGCAGTAGTCGCAATGCTGACGGTTCCCATCGTCTCGGCCTTCTCTGCCGCCTTCTCTGCCCTTGCAGCAGCTTCTACTGCATTGTCTTTGTTTTCCTTCGCTGCCGCTGCTGACTTTCCTGCGTTCGTTTCCGAATTTTTTGCCGCTACAGCGTATTTTCCTGCTGCCGTCTCGCTATTTTTCGCGTTGTCCTTCGATTCCTTTGCCGCCGCTGCTGCTGCAACCGCTTCTTCTTTGCTGCTATTGGCGTTTGTTTCGCTTATTTTTGCTGCATCAGCGGACTTTTTTGCATCTGTTGCTGACTTTTCTGCATTCGTTTCCGAAGTTTTTGCCGCAGATGCGGATGCTGCAGCATTCTTTGCATTTTCTGCGATATTTGCCGTTTGCTCTTCTACGTTTCGCAGCAGCTCAAGATCGGACTCGGACACCCTTGCGTATGTATCAATTCCTGCCACGTCAACAGCAAATACAATTTTTGCAGAAGAAACGCGCTTTCCTCTTTCGTCAAGGATTGACACCTTTGATCTGACATCTCCTGCTGCCTGCGTAATAGATGCAGGAAGGTTAAAGGATATCGTCCCATCCTCACCGTAAGTGACGGCAATTGCTACGACCGTACTGTCTGGCTTTGTCGCCTCAAGTACTGCCGTAGAGTCTGGCTGTCTCTCATACTTTGCTGACCCGTAGTAAGGCGTGAGTACATAAGACCGATCTGCGTCATACTGAGAGACATGCAGCACAAGCGGAACGCCTCCCGGGATCATCTGTAACACATGATTTTCTGTCATTTCTTCATTCCTTTTCTTGCTGTTTCCTCAGCCCTGTCCATTTCTTCTCTTGTGATCGTCGGCATTAAAATTTCGCTTTCGAGCTGATTGATTTTTGCTCTCCATTCAGACCTCTGGCGTTTCACTTCTGCATACTCTTCGTCTGTGATAAAGCCCTCCATGTACTTCATCAGCTTGTAGTCCGTTGCCGATAAGTCACGCTTTAACTGCAAGATTTCTTCTGCTCTTTTGCAGTCCTCTTCTCGCTCATACGGGAGGAAAATGAAAAAATCACCGTCCTGTACAACAGTCCCGCATCCCATATAAACGCCAGAGTAGATTTTTCCGTTTTTGTCGATGATCATTTTCGCCTCTTAAATCGTGTATGTGTGCGATTCTTTCTGTGTCACTACCATGCCATTGATATAGTTGATCCCAGACGTTTTCACATCAAGGTATACAGGCAACGTGCAGAAAACAGCCCCGTCAAAAACATACCCTTCATGTGTTTCCTTCTCACCCGTGCCGTAGTTCAAATTTTTTGAAACGCTTGTGATATATTGTGCTGTACCGGTAATGCACTCTTTTACATTGGCCTCTGCCTCTCCGTATGATTGCGCGACAACGCCAATTTTAGGAGATCTAATTGCAAGAAGATTTTTGCAGTCAAGCACCATGTTCGCGCTTTCGTCATTAGCATCTGCGCCGTTCATCATGTCAATGATGTTTATGAGTTTCCCGGTGCCTGTAAGGCCCTTGATTGCTGAGGTTCCTTTTTCGATTGCCACGCGCTCAACGCCTTCTTCCGGTTTGGCTGTCTGGATCGTGATTGCGGTTATCGTTCCTGCTCCGATAAAATCCGCATTAAATTTACTGTCGATCGTCCAAGCGGAGTTGAAAGGCCCGTTATATCCGCTCTGAGAAAAGCCGATCCCGTTTTTGTTCATCCGGATCACATTCTTGGCGGTCATTTTGTCTGGCTGATCCATGATCAAGATTTCATCAGGATAACCCGTTTCTTCATCTCTCCGGATTACTACATAACCGCCTTTCCCTCCGGTGATGAGGTCTGTCTGCTTTTTCAGCTCTGACCGAAATTTTGCATCAAGAGTTTTCCCGGTATCCTCGATTTCCTGCGATACAGCGGCAGTTGTAGATACAAGGCTTGTTCGCGCGTCTCCGACATCTAAGGATGTATATTTCTCTCTCAACACGTCATACACTGTTTTTATCACTTTCGCGGACGCATTCACGCCAAGCTTAGAAAAGCGCACCCGGATTGTGTCGCAAAGTTTGATGTGCTGCAGTGGAAGGATGTGCTTGTACTCTTCTGTGTCTGCCAGATTGATAAAGGATACTTTGATGGATACTTTTGGGATGCCTACACCATTCGCAGAAATGTACTTTTCTGCGTCGCCTGTAAGGTCTTCTTTGGTCGGCTGATTTTCGTAGTCAGAAGATTTATCCACGACAAGCGTGCGGACATACGGGAAAGATTTCCAGTTGTCCGTATAGACGATATCGCCGTTTACGTGTGTGGGATTGTCCGCATCGCTGCTTGTCCAAGTGCAAATCACAGCTGTATAAGTGCTTTCGATATTCTCTTCCTGCTGCAGATCGGTCAGATTCTTGCCATACTCAAGAGAGATCGGAAGCGTTGAGCCTCTTGTGTCACACAGCTTCACGTTCCACTTATCCCACTTGTACTCGCCGCCGAAACAGTCGAGTATGCTGCCGGTCTGACCCCCTAAAAGAGAGCGGATAGACTGCACCTTCGAATTGAAAAAAGACCCAGATTTGACTACATCCGTCTCAAAGGTAAAAGGGCAGTCCGTGACTGCGTTGTCTTTGATGGACTTTAGTGCATCTGCTGCATTATCTGATTTGGTGGAGGGAAGCGTTACCGTGTACGAAAGCCGGTATGAGATATGCTGAGCGTATACCGTCACCTTGCCATTCAGCGGCCTTGTGATGCGGTATATCTCAAACGGCTGCGGGTCTTCCCCGTCAGCCGGGACGGCGGTTATGATGCGGCTATATGCAATGTCGCTGTAGTGTATCCCGTCGATTGGATACTGCATTTCAAGTTCAAAAGAGCCGTTTCTTTCTTCCGTGACCTTGCAGGAAATCGCGTCCGTAAGGCACCCAAGTCCCTGCGTCTTAAATTCTTTTTCGTTTTCGCTGTACAGAACAGGAATCATAGCGTCACCCACCTCGGAACAATCTCAATTTTGGTCACTGTAGAAGGAATTGTGATTTCATTTACTCCCGGCAGAAGCTCGGGCCACTCTGTGACCTCGATAAAAGAGTTGCGGTTGTTCTTTCCGTTGTATGCATCCTTCAGCTCGCAATCTATGTCGATATAATCGGCAGAATCCGAGTGGACTTTGATCGTCCCGGAGCCAACAGAAAATGTTCCCCATCCGTACACCCTTAGAATCGGCTTAGCTGCTGCAAAATAAGGATTTAAGATACTCCCAGAAGAAATATATGTCTGAGGCTCTTCCCCGTCTCTTACGTACAGCATAGGCTTGCAATCAAAGGAGATTGCGAAGGAACCGCCGCGAGCAAACGTGCGGAGCTTCGGCGCTCCGATTTCTTTCACCGCCGCCATCCGGTAAATATCCGGGTCTTCGAATCCTTCCAGTCTGTGATACTCTGCGTCCTGCGTCAGAAATGCAGCAAGCGGCCCGTAGTATCTGCGAATATCATCAAAGATAATCGCCGTTACCTTTACGGGCAGATTTTCGTAGCGATCCGAAGCAATATGCAGATCCCCGTTTCGTCCTGGTATTGATGTCGATGTGTAAGAACGGGACGGGGCAGCTATGAAAGCCGCCTCGTTCATAAATTCCACATGATAATCAGTCAAATTAACGCCGTTATAGATCATGCAAACACCGCCCTCCTGCGATTCACAGCGCTTCCGAGCACATCGCTCACGCGCTCCGCAAGGTCTGTCAAGCTGTCGTTTTCTCTTGCGTATACATTTATGCTGATAGGGCCATAACCGCCAAGCATGGAGCCGGTAGAGCCCCCTGTGCTTGTCTGCATGGACACCGTAGCCGCATCAGAGACGTTCTGCGCCATGCTCTCCATTGAGTGCACTGCAGAATCGGAGTAGTCATCAATGCCTGCTGCCATACCAAGAGAAATGTACTTTCCTACTTGGTCGCGCATCAGAGTAGAGGGCGAGTGAATCCCAAGGAAGTCTTTTGCAGCATTAAGCGCTGCAACTGCTGCATCCTTAGCTGCGTCCACCACCCAAGAGATAGCAGAGCGGATTCCGTTTGCAATTCCGCGAACCACGTTCATTCCGATCTCGCCCCAATTAATGCTCTGGAACTTACTAATGATTCCCCGAACGCCCTGATCTGCAAGTGCTTGCAACTTAGAAGGCATTTGCTTTATTGCGTTGATGATTCCGTTTTTGATATTATTCGCTGCGCTCTTTATCGAAGGCAAAAGTGCCGCAATGCCGTTCTTGAACGCTGTCATTATTTTCATTCCGAGACTGATCCACTGCACAGCAGAAATCGTATCCCAAATGCAAGTAATGATTTTCGGAAGCTCCTGAATAATTACCGGAATTGCTTGTATGAGGCCCGCCACAAGCATGACGATAAGCTGCAAACCGGTTACAAGCATCTTCGGAGCGTTATCGTTGATGATGTTGACAATATTGTCGATTATTGTAGGAACCGTTTCGATAATCGTAGGCAGCGCGTTGATAATCCCCTGCGCAAGCTGCACAATCATTTCCAATCCTGCACTTATGAGCTCACCGGCATTCGCACGAAGGTTTGCCGAAAACTCCATGATCATAGGGAGCGCCTTATTGATCAGTTCCGTGACGTTTCCGGAAAGACCTTGCGACAGATTACGGATCATATCAGCGCCAGCCTCTAAGAGCTTCGGTGCGTATGTGATAAATGCCGTAAAGAGCTGAGCAGCTATCTGCGCTGCCCCAGACACAAGGGACGGGACGGCTTGCATCAGTCCTTGCCCTACAGCGCCGAGAATCTGGATTCCTGCATTGATAAAGGTCGGGAGCTTTGACACAACCATCTGTATCCCCTGCGGTAAGATGTTCGCAATCTCTTTAATTGCCGCAGTAGGGCCGCCCGCCTTCATCGCCAAAGTGATGTTGCTCAAGCCATTGGAAGCGAACTGCACAAACTCCCGCAGCGTCCCTGTAGTAAGGTCGGAAACAGATATTTGCAATCCTTCAAATGCGGACTGCATGTATGTGATATCACCACTGAGGTTGTCAAGCTGCGTCTCTGCCATTGCCTGCGCAGACCCTGTAGCGCCATCAAAAGCAGCCTGCAGTTTTCCGAGATTGCCGCCAAGTGCCTTTGTTACGTCGGATACTTCCACTCCCGCATCTGTATCCTCAAAGAGACCGGCAGCGAATTCCTCCACATCTCCATTGCAGTTATCCAGTGCGTGGGAGAAGTCTTCACTTGTCACTCCGAGCTTTTCTAGGTTTTGCTTCATTTCGTCAAGCGAAATGTTTAGCTTTCCTTTTAACTGAGACTCAAGGGAGTCCGAAGAATACCAAGCCCCAGCAATTGCGTCCGCGAGTTCGCTCCAGCGGTCAACAGAGGTATCAAGAAGGGAATTGACTGCTGCCAAGTCCGTTTTATTGAACATTTTGGTGATTAAATCGTCCCGCTGCTGTGCGGTCATCCCCTTCATTGCTTCGCTCAGATCAGAAAAGACAAATTGTAAGTCTCTGAGATTCCCGTCCGCGTCATAAGCCGATACGCCAAGCTGTTTCCATGCTGCCGCTGCATCATCGGTCGGGGGATTACATGCGAGCAAAATGTTCCGGAGGTGTGTTCCTGCTTCGGATGCTTTGATGCCGTTATCAGCAAGGATGCCGAGGACCTGCGATGCTTCCTGTGTGGTATCATACAGGCCGCTCCCCATAGATTTCGCGTTTGCACCAACTGTCAAAAAAGCATCACCGAGCTGCTGAACGGAAGTGTTAGACTTCGATGCAGTTTTTGCCATGCGGTCAACCATGACATTTGTGTCGTCAATGGATAGACCGAGTGCCGTCTGTGCATCCGTCACCATGTCAGAGGCCGTAGCAAGATCCATTGCGCCCGCAGCCGCCAGATTCATGACGTTCGGAAGCATCTGCATAGCTGTCTTCGTGTCATAGCCTGCAAGAGCCATGTAGTTAAGCGCATCAGCAGACTGCTTGGCGGTATACTGAGTCGTTGCTCCCATGTGCTCCGCGAACTCGGTCAAATTTCCCGTAAAGGTCTCGCCGTTTACTGTGACCGTTTCCATGTCGCTATTCATCTGGTCTACGGTCATCCCCATTGTTGCAGCGACCTGAGACATGGCAGTGTCAAAATCCATTCCGGTTTTGATTGATGCTGCAGTAAACCCAGCTACTGCAGTAGTCGCGCCTGCTACTGCCTTTGTAGCAAAGGAGCCAAGTGTAGACAGACCGGACTTGATTTTTCCGAGCCCGGAATCCAATCCCTTATCGAGTCCGCTTGTATCAGCGGATATTTTTACCAACAGCTCTAAAAGTGTCATACAAGCGTAATTCCTGTTTTTCTGATAACGTCTGCCGCAATTTCATCTCCGGTTCTGCGGTCAACCTTGTGTGGCTTGATAAGGTCACAGTACCGGGCTCCGAAGGTCTTGCCCTGCCCTTGCAAGTAGATTCCATCTGTCACATATACGCGATACGCCGCCTCGCGCTGATGCTCGGCGTACTTGGCGGCGTAATAACGTATAAAATTCCTTATGCTTCCTCGGTTTCCTCGGTATTCTCCGTAGCACGCCCAGAAGATTTCTTCTGCTTCCTCTCCGGAGAAACTCCAAAAAAACTCTGGATATCCTTGTTGTTCAGAAGGCCGAGAAGCCGGCCGATGATCGTGAACACATTGCCCTTGTAATCTTCCGGTTCCACCCCGTCGATGATCGCGAGAATCTGAATTGCAGAATCCTTGTGCCTGCGGAGGATCGCCTGCACGATCTTAAAAACGGGTGTTCCTTTTTTACGCGTCAGTTTAAGGATTTCCTCATCCTGTGATATCTCTGTGAGTGGATCGATAAGATCAGCGATCAGATCGATTGCGTCGGCCCCTCTAGCTTCCTCAAGTCTTCCCATGTGTTACCATCCTTTTTATGCCTCAGCAGTACCGGCTTTGATGTATACATCGAAAGGCACCTTATCCTGCTCGCTGAGCGAGTAATGACCGGTGAACTCAAAGTCAAATTTTCCCTTATTTCTGTCATCAGTTTTCAGCTTAAAGCCGCCAGTGGACAGGCCGTTCAGCATGTGGATAGCGCAGTAACCGCCGTTCTTTTCTCCGTTTTCGTCGGAGTAGTCGCCAACCCACCAAATATCCTCGAAATCGCTCTGGGCGATATCGTTGCGAGGCACGATGTGTGTTGTGTCCTCTGCGTCTACATCTGCTGCAGCGATCAGCTTCTTGCCAAGGTCTGCCGTCACCGTAATAAAGGTTCCGGACATCTTTACCTCCCAAGAATCGAGCTTCTTGAGCTCCTTTGTGTTCTTCGGGCAGTTGTCGATGTCCTCTCCGTAGTCTGTAAAAGACGGTGTTGCCTCAAACTCCACGCCGCCAGAAGTAGCGCCGAGAATGTCGGTGATCTCCCCACCCGCAGGCGTGAAGCTCTTTGCAAGAACACCCGCATTAAGCTGGATATTCTTGAATGTTTCCTCTGGGATTTTTGTAAATTTCATATGCTCTTCTCCCTTGCTCACGCCGTCAGATATTCAAGCGTGAGGTTCATATATCTGTGCTTTATCTCTTGTCTGTCTGCATCCGTCTGCGATGTGCAGAACGGGCTCCCGCGCTTGATCCAAATGGCACCATCATCACAATGAATGACTGTGCCGCCTCTTCCGATTGCCTGTCCGATCTCTTCGACCTTCTCGTTTGGGACTGCCTCGGAAGTCGTGTGGTAGTAAAGGTGCACCGCGATCGGGATTTCTCCGTCCTCCAGGTATCCAAACGACGCCTCGTATGTAAGCCACGGAAAAACGGTTTCGTCTGGGACTGCATTACTTGGATATGCGGAAATTCCGAAAGACGAAAAGAATTTCTTTAGTGCCGCAGCTTTGGTCATGACGGAAGGCTCCATTTCTCGGCTGTAACCTGTCGTATATCAAGCGAAGATACCGCAGGGCTTTTGATGTCCTCCGGATCACTCGTAACGCGGAAAATTTTCCCGTCGCTATTACGTCTAATCGCTGTGTGATACTCAAGAAGCACAGCGCGGGGCGTTGTGACGGTATAGACGCTTGTCACGCCCTGCTTCTCTGCAATTTGTGCTTCCATCGAAGAGTTATGGACGATAGCAGCATCAATTGTTGCCCCGTCCTGCCACACTACGTTATAGCCGCCCTCACCGTCTGGCTCTGTCTTCCGGTCGATAATTGTGCACTTCTCCATCATGGAATCTAAAAGGCTCATATTTTCCTCCATGTAGCCAATCGGGAGCCGAAGGCATTCTTCCAGCTCGCCGCATTTCCGTTCTTGTCGGTCGCTCTTGTGTAAGAGTAGCCGCCGAAGGATTCGCTTTGATACGGGCCCTGCGCTCCATTCTTGAGCTGATACGCCTTGATTTCTGCGACAAGATCGAGAAACGCAAGAGGTGGATGCAGCTCGGTGATTGTCCCTGTAAAGGTTTCGTCTCTCATATCCAGCGCCGGGTACTGATAAACTCCATCGTTTCGCGATGATCCTTCTACGAGGAAATAATCACCGGGTGATAAAAACGGGAGGTCTATCGTGCCGCCCGTAATCTCATACGTCCCATCGTGGTATCCGTTGGGAGCCGTGAAAAAATTCCGGATGTACCGCATGATTTCGTACAGCATTTAAGACCTCCCTGTTACTTATCCCTTTACTTCTGCGTCACTGGTCTGCTCTGCTTCACTGGCCTGTGCTGCGACCTCCGGATTCTTGTCCGTCTCGCCTACGGTGACGACTGCGATTCCGTCCAGATACTCAGCCCACAGCTTCATTCCCATGATCGCGAAAGAGTTGCCCGTAGCTCTGGTGTAGTCGCCTTCTACGTGGAAGCCGATGAGGTTTGTTTCCCCGTCTACGGTGTACTGCAGTCCCATCTTTGCGAAGTCGCTGTCGGAAGGGTCTACATAGTACAGATCGATGTTCTCAACCGGCAGAGCAATAACGGTCTTCTCCGGGATGTACTCGGCAGGAAGCAGGAAGAGCGTCTTGTAGCCGAGGAAATTCTGGATATACTGCAGGCCGAAAGCGGTCTGTACGGTGATATCTGCAGCGCCAACATATGAATACAGGTCCATGATGTTGGCGAAGCCTACCACCTCAGTGACGGTTCGATTCATTGCTGAAAACTTGTTGACCACAGCACCCTTTGCGATTGCAAGAGCCTTCTGCCAAGTGGTCTGCGACCCCTGAAGCGTTCCGGTCTTGAGAAAGGTGTAGAAGTCGCTAAGAGTCTTGTTCTGCAGCTCTACAAGAAACTGCTCGTCAGTCTTCTCTACAGCGATCTCTGCGCCGTACTTCTGCACCGCCTCGATGGATACGGACTTTGCATATTTGGCAACTTCAATGTCTCCATAACCCACTTCCTTCACTTTGAACTTGGTGAACGGGATCACGTCGCCCTCTGCTACAGTGGTGCCGCCCTGCAGGCTTCCATCCATCTCTGCCTCATAAGAAACGAGCTTCGTTCCGGGTGTCTTGCGGATCGGTCTGGTGATACCGATGATTGTTCTGAGCGCGTCCCAGTTCTTGCTGAATCTTGTGACGAAATCAACCTCGCGGGTCGTAACAGTGATCTGTGCCTGTGTAGTTAAATTCGCTAATGCTGGCATTTACTTGCTCCTTTTCTTTAAAATCCGAAGAGCTCATGATTTTCAGCAATCGCCTTCTGGCGGTCTGCCGTATCTTTGATTTTCATGATCTCTTCTTTGGTCATCTTTCCTCCGGAGTTGCCGGGCGGTGTCTGGGTGCTTGCTCCCTTTGTGCCTGACATTCCGATGTAGTCAGCAAAGCGTTCCTTGACGGTCTTTGTAACTGCATCCTTGTCTTTGACGTTTCCGTCTTCGATCTGGATGCCGTCTACAATGTCGTCAGATGCCGCAATAATCAGCTTGGCGATACTGTCGCTGATTCCTGCTTCTTTCAGAATCGGCTTGTATGCCTCGAGCTTTGCGGCCTTGTTCTTCGCCTTGGTCTGCTCTGCTTTATAGGACTCGAACGCGGTATGCTCGGCCTTATACTTATCCTCCCAGCCCTTGCTCTTGTCCTGCTGTGCTTCGAGCTCGCTCAATTTCTGCTGAGTGTCTTTCAGCTTCTCCGAGTCGGCTTTGAGTGTTGCGATTTCATCCTTTAAGCCGTCCACGGTCTCGATATGCATTGCCATCAGTTTTGCGACCTTTTCTTCGGTCGATGTATCCGCATCCTCAAAGAGTGCACGGACATCCTTGCGTTTCAGTGCCATTCCTTCGGCTCCTCCTTTAAGCTGTTCTTCGCCTTTAGCCGGTGCATTCCTTCGCGCCTGCTACAGTTAATTTTCCGTGTTTTTTAGGCCACGGCTCGCCAACTTTGCACAACAAAAAAGCCCTGGCATTTCTGCCGGGGCTAGTAGTTATCTTTATATTCTATTTCTCAAGAGTGCTTTTGATTATTTTCCTGTATTCGTCGAGATGATCGGCGGCTGCAGGCTTGAGATATGGTTGCGGTTTCTGGCCTTCGGTTGTATGCCAGTTTCCATCATCATCTTGATATCTCCATTTTGTGCGTCTTCCACCTTTATAATATTTTCCGGTGCCAAGCTCTACATACGGAGCATACTCGAGGTTAGAGCCTATATATACGGCCTTTTCGCTTTCTGCAAGATTATGCGTAATGCTATTTCTAAGTGCCCCAGTCTTTGCAGGGCACAAGTCCTTTGCATACCCTTCGCAGACCATCCCACACTTTTCCAGCGCAAGAAGTAGCTGCGTCTTTATCAGCCCTTTTACCTTTTGGCGATTGTCTAGCTTGATCTCGATCTTCACATTATCAGACATTGACAGCTTCTCTAAGGTCACTAATCATGACGTCATACAGTTGATATATTCCGTTTGTTTCTTTCAAATCTTCAACAACGCCTTTCGTCCCGTCTGCATAAACGTCTACCAGCGTTCCGATTTTACCATCTGGCATAATAACTTTATCATATTCCTTTATGCTCATTTTTTCTTCACCTTAAACCTATATGCTGTAATAATGCGATATCTGTCTGTTCCTGCGTCTTTTCTCCAAGACGTTCTGAATGTTCTTGCTTTTGTTATTCCAAGCTGCATGTATATATTCATTTCATCTGCGCCATCTTCTGTTATTCTTTTTTCAACACCCTTGGATATGTTAAACTGCTTTGCCATGTCATATCTTAATATTAAATCATCTTTCGCAGAATATCCAACGTCAAAAAATTCCCTGCTGTGTGACGTTCCATCCTTTAAAAAGTATTCTGTATACTTTTTTGGCGTTGTAATACATTCGGCGCTGTCAACATAAGATTGCATCATTTTTTCGTTTTTATGATCAATCCACCTCTGATAGCTTACTGTTCTTTCTTGACCGGTATAGGTCATATTCTCGACAATCTTGTTTTCTCCGTTCTCATCCCTCGCTCTTCTTGTTCTTGTGGCGTTCCGGTTCCCGTCAAGGATTGCCTTCATGGTGCAGCGGCAGTTGTACACCTCTGCGGGAGGGCCTGCCGAGTCGCCCGGATACTCCAGCCCATTAGAAAAGGTGTCTTTATACGGCACGATTTCACCGTCAAGCCGCATGTGGCTAGGTCTTGTAGCTCCGTCAAGTGTAGCAATCCACTGCTTTTCTACTTTAACCCCCATTGCAGCAAGTGCTTCGTAACTCTGCTGCCTGCCTCCATTCTGTGCTCCTGTATAAGCTGTCCTTGCGTTTCTGATTGCAGACGTGCGGTTCATGCCAACAACGTGTTCAAAAGATTTTGCAAGCTCAGAGACACCTTGCCCGCGTATGATGGCAGCATTGACCGACTGTGTTATTTTCCTGCGGTTCCATAGCTGATCCTTTGGGATGTTGATTGCTTTCTCTGGCGGCAGTGTAGGCAGTAAGTCCGGTTCCTCGGTCATGAGCCGTCTTACTGTCCACTCGTCCGCAATATCAAAAGAGATACCGCGCAGCTCTTGTTCTGCCCGGTACCCCTCATAGTTAAAGTTAAGTGTCCAGATGGAAGGCATGTCGTTGTTGATGTATGCAGCGGCAATCGTGTTTGTGTGCGTCAGCCTTTCTGCAGCTTGGTCTCTAAGGTGCTGCCAGTGCTCGCCGCGCATAACCTGCGCCTTCACCCATGCGTCAAACTGAGCTTTTGTATACTTCCCGTCCTGATAAGCGGCATACTCTTTTTTATAGCGCTTCTCGAATTTCTCGAAGTATTCCTGTGCCGTCCTTGTCAGGTCTTTATTTGCCGCGCGGTACTCCTTCGCGATCTTCTTTTCGAGCTCTGCAAGCCGCTTGTCTGTCTCAATGTCGGAATAGTATGCCATTACATCTTCGCCTTCACATTGTCGTATTCCTGGTTGTACTTCTCTTTGTAATAATCTTTCAGCTTTGTCTTAAAGTCCTTGTATGCGCTTCTTGCTTTGCTGATCTGTCCCTTCATCTGCTCTCGAAGTGCTTTGCTTTTGGCATTGTATTCGTCCCGGATTCTCTGCTTTTCTGCTTTGTCCTTCGTGCCTTTGAGCGCAGCGTTCTTAGCTTCGCGCATCCTTGCTATTTCGTCTTTGATAGTCTGACGCAGTGTCTTGATCTGGCCATCAAGGACTTTTTTTGTATCAGCAATTACTTTCTTCTTTTCTTCTTTGAGCTGCTCTTTGATGTACTTGAGTGCCTCTTTCTGCTTCTGGCTCATCCCTTTTGTGGATGTGCGCCCTTTGAGCTTCCGGTTGGCCATATAGTACGCATGAGCTTTGTCCGGGTCGTAGTACTTGGAGGAATAACCTCCGCTTTTCTTTCTCGTCCTGCTCATTCTTCATCCTCTTTCTCGTCTCCAGAGCCAGAGAAAAGGCTGTCAATCTCTTTCTCAAAGTCGTCAAGCATCGCGGTCACTTCGTCATCGTCTCCGCCAAATGCTTCATCAATAGCTCCTGAAACGTCGTCACCTTCTCCTTCCTCGCCGTCTTCCGGTTCCTCGCCGTCTTCTCCTTCGTACTGTTCGAGCTGCTCCTGTTCTCTCTGCTGCAATACCTCTTCTGCTTCTTCCGGAGTAAGGAACGGAAGCTTTTTGATTATCATTTCATCCGTAAGAAAATCGGCTGCAGAAAGAATCATTTCCGTCTGCTCCTTCTGGTTTACGATCCGATTCCAGATGAAGGAAGGGTTGTCATCAATCCCTGCAATGTCGAGGATGCTCTGCACGAAATCGAGCACAGAATACTCGAAGTCCGCGCACTTATTATCCATTGCCTGATAAGCTGCCTGTATCTCCTGCGTGGTCTTCTGGGCTGCAGAAAGGGTCTTAACATCAAGACTCTGGAAGTCTTCATAGATATCCTGCCGAAGAATTTCAAGCATAGCCTGCCGTGCATCAGTCGGGACATTGAGCGTCTGCGGAGTAACGGAGCCGCCGCCGTCGCTGTCTACTACTGCGGAATGGACGTTTCTGATCCTCTGCAGTAGCTCCGCAAGGTCTACATCATCCATGCCTCCGCTGTTCTGTACGAGCCAGAAGATTTCTGACGTGTCATCGATGACATTTGCCATTCCGGACTTGATCATGTCATAACAGTCTATGCTTTCCCGCACTCCTACAATCTCGCTTTCGTGCGTGTCGTTGGCATACAGCGGCACGATTGGGAGCCGGCCGTAGTTTTCCTCGCAAATGTCTACGATAGTCCCGTCTGCGATGCGGTTTTCTCTGATCTTGTATCCGCGCTTGGCCTGCAGTACCTTGACTTCTTCCGAACCTGTCCGCTGATACTCTGTGTAGCCATCCTCCTCGTACAGTGTGTAGCGTGCCACCGTGTCGGTGCCTACCTGCTTAAACCAAAAGCGAATGCCTGCGCGTACAGATGCATCCTGCTCACTCTTTAAGGGGCAGAATCCGGGCTGTGAAGGGCTGTCCGCATACCCGAACACTTCGAGATGATCGTAATTCCAGAAGCCGAAAGCAACGCCGCCATACATTGCCTCTTTTGCGATGGTCTGCAGCTTGTAATCAAAGTCTTTCCCCAGCTTCTCCTTGTCCTCTGGCTTTTCCAGTGTGAGGCCGTTCCCAAGCACATACTGAACCTGCTGCGTGACAAGGCGGCGAAAGAACAGTGTTTTCAGCTTGTAATTGCTCGACCAGTAATCTGGAACAAGCCTTCCCGTGATCGTCCTGATCATCTTCTGATACTGCTCAATCGTCACATTGTGCTTGGAGTAGTACGCCTGCCCGATCTGCGCATCCCTGTACTCTCTGGATGCAAAAAACTGGTTCACGGCAGCCTCGCAGAACTCCCCACGTGCAATATCGTTTTCCCCTGCTCTTACAAGATCGTCAAATGTAAGCATCTAATTTCCTTTCATTACAAGTATATGAGCTGCCGGCTTTCTGGCTTTTTCTCTTTCTTCACCAGCTTCATCGTCCGGACAAAATAGCGGACCGCGTCCATGCTGTGGTCGTTTTCTTTGATTGGCTTGTCTTCTCCGCGATCTGCAGCTTGCTCATCCCATGAGTACACGCCGAATTCATCAATTGTGTTTTTGCATCGACGCATAAACAGAAGCCGGTTGCCTTTTAGCATCGTCTGCACATCTGCGATGCCTGGTAAAACATCGTTGTCTGCCTGCCGTGTCCGGTGCCCTCTCTTCCGGAGCTCCACAATCAAGGCCGCTGCAGAAGGGTCTACAATCGTCTGCTTGATCTCTCTGCCCTGTGTAAGCTCCTCATATCCATCTACAAGCTCCGAAACGGTCTTCTGCCTGCGTTCGTCTCGTCCAGAGTAGTAATATTCGTCCAAGCACACCCATGCGTTTAATGACGGAGAGAAGCGCCACAACAAGAAAACTGTTGCGTTCTGTATACCGTAGTCACTCGATACGTAGTAATCGCCGGCCGTGTCAGGCTCAGTATCTAAGATGTTGCTGTCATCGAAGCAGTCACCATATATAATTCCTTCGGCCATCGCCCAGAGCCCTAAGATATAGCGCTTGTATCGGAATGTTCCCGCGTACTCCTTTTTTAGCTCTTCCACAACCTTTGGAGGCAGGCACCCGTCATCTATGCAGTAGCTCTGTTGATATATATCTGCATCAGAGTCGAGGAATTTCTTAAACCAGTGCTGCGGGTTTGCCGGGTTGCAGGTGCCATCAAAATGCGAGTGCTCTGTTCTCAGTCGAGACTTGAGCATTTCGAACACTTCCTGATCCCATGTCGTGATCTCATCGCCATATGCATACTCAATTGTTGAGCCCTGTATTTTTTCGACGCGTTTTTTATTGTCCGCGCCAAGTGCATATACCGTATGCCCGAAAAGTTTGACGGTGTTGTCTGCCCTAATATTGCCGACCAGCTCCGTGCCGTACCTGTCGCGCATCGGTGATAGAATGTTTCGCTCAAGCGTGCCTCTCGTATTGCCTAAAAACACCGCAAGGCCTTCGCCTTTCAGTGCACAGATTCGCTTGGGGATTATCAGAGTGTAATCGAGGAAACTCTTCCCCGATCCAGTCGCGCCCGTCTTGATGTTCCACCTGTGGTTACAGTGCAAATTATATTCAAGCTGCTTCTCAGTCCACGGCACTTTCTACCCCCTGTAGAAGCTCTTTCACGTCAGCAAGCAGCTTGTTGCTGTCTGCATCTGGCACCGGCCTATCCTGCCATTTGCTTTTCTTGAGGTTTTTCAGTGCGAAGATAAGACACGCATCAGACGGCGGGAGCTTCTTCTTTACCCTCTTTATGTGCCTCTCTTTGGTGCCGTCTCCCTTTTCTACAATTTCCTCTGTGACTTCTTCATAGTCCTGAAATTTACACCGGTCATAAAAAGTGCTTTCAATTTCTTCCGCGATCGGTGCCTTACCCTTTTTTACTGACTCCGAAAACTCCGGATAGCTTTGCATCCAGCTATAAAAAGTGGTCTCGCTTATCCCGATGAAATTCTCGGCTACTTCTTTATCTGTGTAGCCGTCCCGAAGCCATCCGGTGACGCGTAGAAGGTTGTCTGGCTCTAGCCATTTTTTGTACTTACCCTTTGCCATACCCTAAGCTCCACACAACTTCCTTATCACACTCTGCCGCTCCCATTCATTTGCTTTTTGATGTTCCACTTCCTACTTCCCATATCGATCAAATTGCATCCGACCGGACTCGAACCGGCGACATTCATGCTCTGGCCTTCTGAGCTACGGATGCACCTCCCACAGAAAGGGTCACATGGAGGAGGTCGTCAATGGCTTTTGCCATCGTAATAATTATTCCACCCGTGTAGGCCCATACTCGCCATTATTCAGCGTTGACATAATGGATCACAAGGCCCATAAAGTGCGCGATTATCCTGCTTACAGACCGGCAAGAATAGTGGTACTTGATAGATGCAGCATCTACGGAACCGCCGTGCATAAGGACATAATCAATAATCTTTCTGCGTGCTTCTGCATCAGGCATTTTGTCCACGTCGCTCAATGCCAGCTCGATAGCGTGATCGTAGATAAAGCCAATCACACCTGCAGGCTTTCGGCCTTCCTTGTATCCAAGAATCCTTTTTCTTGCCTCAAAGTAATATCTGTATTTCGGAGCGCTCACCGCCTTCCCCCGTTCCTCCGGGCTATCCTTTTCCCGGCTTCCATCCTTTCCCCTGTAATATCCATGTAGCGTGCCTTCTGCCGTGATACTTCTTCTCGCTTGGCTGCATTGGCTTTGTAATACTCTTGATAAGCTGTACAGGAGCAGTGGCACGATGCCGACCGCTCCGCACAGTCTTTACTACACGGCGACCTCAT